CATGGTTGAGAGGCGCGTCAGGTCTGAACGACGTTTGCACGGCGTCATACAGCGTGCGCTCGAAAGCCTTGACGCGGCCGGGTGTAGTAAGCCACCGGCTGACGCGAGGTGGCTGGACAATGATGAGTTCTACTTCATCCACGCCTTCCAGCGCCCAACGTGCTTCGGGTGTGCGCATAGCAGCAGCGGCGTAAAACAGAAGCTGATGGTTTTCTTCAGCGTCCACCGCCACCCCATCACCAAACTTCCAATCAAGAACCACTGCGCGGCGGCCGATTCGGCCAATGAGATCGACTGATCCAAATACGCCTGCAAGAAACCCTCCATAATGCACCGTCAACTCGGTCTGAAACTCCAGTTCACGGTTAGGATCTATTTCGTTCAAAGCGCCGAGAGCAAACTGCAATTTCTCGTGATTGTCAAAGTCCTCGACTTTTGCGTCCAGTGACAGGATCGCGTGCATGGCGTTATGCAGCCGCGTTCCTTCTTCGGCGTATGATGTTGATGGACGGGGAGGAACTTTATCCACAAGCGCCCGCGAGCCGGGGCAGTTGATAAGCCGCTTGGCGGTCGAGCCGCCAACGATATTGCTGTGTGACATTACCTTACCTTTCGATGATTCGAGCCTAGACAAATTTTATGATTCGTGCAACAAATATTTTTATGCTAGAGAAAGAGATAGAGTCCTATTTCGTCAAGTCCGTGAAAGCTATGGGCGGATTGGCGTATAAATTCAACAGCTTGTCGAACCGGGGCGTCAGCGACCGCATCGTCGTGTTGCCAAACGGCGAGGCGTGGTTCATCGAACTAAAGACAGAGCGCGGGCGTCTGTCCGCGTTGCAGAAGATATTCGCAAACGACATGCGTCGGCTTAACCAGAACTACGCGTGTCTTAATTCTATTGAGGCCGTTGACAGATGGACCTACGACCGTATCAGCATGAAGCGGCAGATTTTCTCTTCTCACACGACAGAGCCATGATCCTTGCGCCGGTTGGCGCGGGCAAGACAGCAATCACGCTCACGGCCATGTCGGACATGTCGGCGCGCGGTCATTGTGACCGTTGGCTTGTGCTTGCGCCAAAGCGCGTATGCCTGTCGGTATGGCCGGTCGAAGTCAAGAAATGGGCCGAGCATATGAAGCTGGCCGTCGCTGTCGGCACGCCAGCGCAGCGCAAGGCTGCGTTCGAATCAGACGCTGATATCGTCGTCACCAACTACGACAACATCCCGTCAATAGACCCAAAGAACTTCGATGGGATTGTTTTTGACGAGCTGACACGGCTGAAAAATCCGTCCGGCAAACGATTCAAATATTTGCTGAAGATCCTCGATCAGTTCCAGATCCGATGGGCGCTAACAGGTTCGTTCACTAGTAATGGGCTGATTGATGTGTTCGGCCAGTGCAAGGTCGTCGATCAGTCGCTGCTCGGGCGCAGCAAGGGCGCGTTCCTGCAACAGCATTTCTACTGCATCAACCGCGAGTATGGCCAGTGGGAGCCGCTGCCCGACGCGCTGCCAAAGGTCATGGAAGCCATCAAACCGGCAACCTACGTGTTGGAGCCGGGCGAGTATAAGGACAAGCTGCCGCCGCTCCATGTCGTCGAGATGCGCTGCGACATGGATCTGACGCCTTATGAGACATTAAAAAAAGAGTTCGTTCTTGAACTGGGCCAGACGATCACCGCGCCGACAGCGGCCATCGTGACGCAGAAACTACAGCAGCTTGCGGGCGGGTTTGTCTATGGCGAAGCCGGCGCAGAATGGCTGTCAGACCACAAGTTCGACATGCTCGACGACATCCTCGAAGAGAACCAGCACGACAACACCATTGTTGTCTACAATTACAAGGAAGAGCTGGCCGAACTGAAGCGCCGGTTTAATGTAGCTACAATAGACGAACCGAACGCCATCGACCGGTGGAACGAAGGCAAGATTCAGCTTCTGGCTATCCATCCCAAAAGCGCCGGACACGGGTTGAATCTTCAGCTAGGGGGTAACAAGATCGTCTTCCTGTCGCTGCCGTGGTCGCTGGAGCTTTACGAGCAGACCATCGGCCGACTGCACCGCAGCGGCCAGACGCGCGACGTGTGGTGCTACGTCATAATCTGTAACAAAACTATTGACGAGCGGATATTTGCCGCGCTACATGACAAACGAACATTGGCTGAGATCGCCTTGGAGGAACTGAAGTGAATTGGCCGGAACTCCAGAACGTGTTGACCAGCCTGACGGAACGGGAGGTATTAGACCTTCTGGAGGACGAGCGCCGCACCGCTCGGCGGTCCACCTTCATTATACGTCTGCACCAGCGTTTTACGACGCTGCGGATGTTGCGTGAACGGGCCGAATTGATGAGGGAAATAGATGACACCGCACGAACTTCTGAAACTGGCCGGGGACGTAATCGCCGAGCGCGGCGCTAACTACGGAGCCGTCGACGACAACTTCCAGTTGATCTCTGACCTTGCCAGCCTGCGCCTCGGGCGCGATTTTCACCCTTACGAGATCGCTATCATTCTGGCGTGCGTCAAGAACGCCCGCGCGTTTGCGTCGCCTGCGCATCTCGACAGCCACGTCGACGCGATGAACTATGAGATGTTTGCCGCGACGTTTGCCGAAGACTACATCGCGTCCAAGCAGGGCGTCGAGACTATCGAATATCAGAAGAAGGCCGACCGGAAGGTGGCGCGGGCGTCAAAGCCGGCACGCGGCGCGAAACTTCCCGTAATCAGTGACAAACTGAGCGAGCTGACTTCCTTTCGGGAGTCGTCGGAGTTCGCGCGCGGCTAGCGCCTGCTGTTCGGCGGAATAATTTACGAGCGGAGGGCAACCCCCGCTCGTCGTCTGACAGGCCGCGCTAGAAGCGGCCAGCATCAAGATCATTAATCGTTTCATCGACCGTCTTGGGTTTGGCGACTTCGGCCTGTCGCTTTCAATCCTGAATCTTCGACCCGCCTGTGACGTTCCAGTCCTTGGCGGCGATCAGACCGAGCGCGATCAGAGCGTCCTGAAGCTCGCCCCAGTTGACGGTCTTGGTCGTCCATGCGTCCCAAAGCGTGCGCAGCAGCAGGAGAACGCCGGGGATCGTGGTCATCCAGTTAGTCAACATTTTTGCACCTCATATAGCCGGGATGGACTTCCTTACATACGACAGGCTTGACCGGCCGTCCGGTATTGGTGAACCCCGCGCCTTCGACCGAGCAGCCCGCCAGCAACGCTATCGCCCAGAGCAACAGCGAGAACACGGCGGACCAGACCAGAAAGCGCAGCGTTTCCTGTATCATTAGTCGTGAATTTCTATATGAGGACCATCCACGATTGATTTCCAATAGACGCCATACACAATTCGATCCGTGAGACCAAGCGCCTTGGCCGCCGGCTTGAAGGCTTTCTCGACAATGGTTTTGTAATCCTTCAGATCCCACGACACCTTGCCACTTGGCATGGCGACGAAATCGATCGCCTTGCCGCGCAGGTGGTAGGACTTTAGCGTGCGGCTCTTGCCGGTCTTCACCAGATAGCGCTGGCGCTCCATCGTGCGCAGTCCCTCGGTAATCTCGAACGGGATCGGAGAGATCTCGCGGGCTTTCTTTGCCAGCGCAATCAGGTTCGGGTCCACACCGCGCATACGGGCGATGGATGTTGCGTTGAGTTTTGTCATCGGTCGACCTTTCTGGCCAGCATATCGCGGATCGTGTCCAGCTTGGCGAACACCTGCGCGAGCGTGTTGTTAAACTCGTCGCGAGTGACGTAACGCCCGGCGACCAGCACCTCGATCTCGCCGACCTTTTCGGCCAGTTCCTTGTCGGCTTTCTGTAGCTCTTTGACCGCCGTCCAGACGGTGTTGAGGATCCAGCCGCCCAGCGCGCCGATGACGGCTACGGCCACGTCAAAGAAGATCTGTGTTTCGCTCGTCATCACCGTGCCATCGCGTTCTGGTTTTCAGGAGCCATAACATTTTGAAAACTGACCGACCCGGCTATAGCCTGACGCGGCACGGCTTTGACAACGCCTTGGCGGCGGCCTTTTGCACGTTCAGCTATTTCAGTCGTCCTAGCTTCATATTGTTTAGCTTTAGTTATGGCTTTGCTGAGTTCGGCCGGGTCTTGCATCATCATGCCGATCTCAGTCGCCAGCTTTTCATCAATTCTGCCCAACGACCGTTTAATAACCGTATTGGCGATTGTCCACGCGCGGTTAAGAAATGGAATGTTCATCGACGAAGCGATTCGCGCAGAGGCCAACTCATCCACTTCTGGTGCAGCCGCGCGACCCAATCTAGCCTGTTCGTCGGCGAGTTTAGTGCGCCGGAACTCGTCGCGGATGTCGTTGACAACTTTCATATCTTCAGGATCAAGTATGTCTTCCAGCTTGCTAAAGAACTG